AGACTTGGACTACCCCACCCATTACGTGAAAGACCTGTCTGATGCTGGTCCTCGCAGCGGTACAAGGTCTAAGGTTACTGTGTCTTATATTCACCAGAATGGGTATCGGGAAGGCTACTCTATGGATGATGCAGAGTTCCAAGCAGGTGGGTATTACTACCCTATGTCTAACAATATCTACCCCGCACACCTAAGCCTCGCACGTAGCTTTGTTAAGTTGGTACTCAATACCCCCAAGATCATCCTTGTTCCTAAGACTTTGTGGAAGAAGTTTGAGGCTAATACCAAGTGGGAGTTGCTAGAACCTAAGTTGGACGAGGCGATCAAACTGAATGAGAAATCAGTACGCAACATCTATGGTTCACAGTACAACATCTGGCCCTTCACTCGCCTCAAGCACTATGCCAATATGTCTGGTCCTCTTGCAGACTTCGCCAAGAAAACCCTACAGACAGTGCCTGATGAATGGATGGGTATGCGTCCAGATGTTTGGGACACTCAACTAAGAAGGCTTGGTTTTAACAGACTTGAGAACACCCAACCAGATGCCGAGTACAAGAGACTACTTGACAAATACCCCCTACTTAAGCTAGACAACAACTCGAAGGATATGCAACAAGCCTTCGTGGACTACATCACCCTCATCGACAACGCATCCAAGGAGTAACCCAATGCGTATTCCCTATACCCTATCCGACTATTCGGCTACCGTCTTTGCTGATGGCAAGGTACTGACCATTACCTCTGGTCACACTAACTTCGATAACCTGCGTACCCTCTTGCAGCAAAATGACCATGATGTCCCTGCTATCATCAAGTGCATGGATCGTGAAGACCACATCCGTAAGTCCACTCTTGGTACTAAGGTTGAGGTTATCAATGGCACTGTCTATTACGATGGTGAAGAAGTTCACAACGCCCTGACTGACAAACTACTGGACCTGATGGACGATGGCTTTGATGTCACCCCGTGGGTTAAGTTCCTTGAGAACCTGATGCTCAACCCATCCTATCGTTCTCGTGAATGTCTCTACAACTTCCTTGAGAAGTTCGATGCACCTATCACACCTGATGGTAACTTCATTGCCTTCAAGCGTATCCGTAAGGATTGGAAGGACATCCACTCTGGTACGTTTGATAATAGCGTTGGTACTGTGGTTAAGATGGAACGGGCTAAGGTCAACGACGACCCACAACATACCTGTTCTGCTGGCTTGCACATCTGTGCTGATAAGTATCTGAACTCCTTTGCAGATGCTGCCAAGTCTCGCACTGTGGTAGTTGAGGTGAACCCTGCCCACGTAGTAGCTGTGCCTTACGACTATGACTTCGCCAAGATGCGGGTTTGCGAGTACAAGGTACTGGCTGAGATTGAACCAGAGAAAATCCCTGATGTTCTTGACACTCACCTGTATGACTACTATGGGTATGACGATGCAGATGTTGACGGGTAACCCTTCTGACCATGTAGTAGGACAGAAGAATGTACCATGTAATGGTTAAGAACAAGAAGGATGTCATAGCTGAGGAAGTCCTTGATGGATTGGCTGATGCTGTGGCATTCGGGAGGGAGAACAGTGTGGAGGGCAATGTTATAGACATCTACGATGCGTTGCAAGATGCAACTGGTAACATTATGCACTTACATAAGGTTATTTCTCTAGTCATGCCTAAGGAATACCATAAGGTTACTTAAGTATATATTCTTAATAGGATAATACTTAAGTATTACTTAAGAGAAAGAGGGTAGCACAGGTTCAGACAAAGAGCAAGTGCTGCCCTCAACTATTTTCTACAGATATGTCGGACCGTCCGACAGTAGGGGGACAAGATGAAATACACCAAGCGGGTGAAGCTAAAAGATGGATCAACAGTACACAGGTTTGTGCCGCCCCCTGAGGTACGTAAGGCTGGTGTCGTTAAGTCTCAGACATTCAAGGATGGGCGCACTGCACGTTACGAAGTACCAAGACTGATGGAAGCTATTGAGGCTTATCGCAGGGGTGAGATCAAGGCTGGCACAGTGGGTCCAACCTCTAAGACCAAGCACATCATCAACTACTACCTAGCCTCTAAACAATTCAACTCACTGGCTGCATCTTCCCAAGACAAGTACGAGGTAGAGCTGACCAAGGTAGCACTGTCTGACCTAGGTGACATACCCCTGAACAGACTGACAGCCCGTATCTGCAATGATGTGTATGAGAGTTGGGTACAAGCACACACAGTGGCTAAGGCTAACGAGAGAGCTAGGCTTTTCTCTGTCGTTCTAAACTATGCTAGGTCACTGGACCTCATCAACGACAACCCTATGGGTAAGGTTAAGAAGGTTAAGCATGAACCCTACACACCCATCTGGACACAGGCACAGGTAGAGTTGTTCCTTGCCACTGCCTTCACTAAGTTTGAGTGGAGAAACATAGGCTTACTCGTTATGATGTGCTATGAGTGGGCGCAGAGACCTACAGACATCTGTCACCTAGAGTGGGGAAACCTTGACCTTGAGAGGGGTAAGGTAAAGATCAAGCAGTCTAAGCGTGGCGCTGAGGTAGAGATGCCTATTGAAGAACCACTTCTTACCATGCTAAAAGATCAAGAAGAAATCTATGGGTTCCAGAAGTTAGTGATCCCAAACTATAGAGTTACTGATCGTGCCTATGTCCCCTTGAACCCAATGACGTTTGGCCCTAAACTTCGAGAAGTGAAGGTAGCTTGTGGGCTACAAGAGGAGTTGAAGATTGGTCATCTGAGAAAGACCGCCATCACTGAGTTCGTAGCAGCAGGGGTTGACAGCACAGGCATAATGCAGGTAACAGGACACAAGAATATCAGCAGCCTTAACCCATACATGAAGCACACGTATGAGGGGGCTAAGACAGCGCAAGCATCTAGGAAAGGGTACAAAGGATGAGCAAGTATACGATCAATCTTGAGACAACCAACTGGTACTGTGAGTGCTGTGGTTCTGGTACTCACTTCTCCATCGTGCTATTTGAGGGAGGTCAGCGCGTATGGTCTACCTCACGAGACGATCGGTTTGGGGGTGTATTGGATGAAGAAGTTGATGAGGATATGGACCTCTCTACATGGGAGAACTTCATCAAGGGTATGCAGAAAGCCTTGGAGTTGGCAGGGCATGAGGTTTACCTTGAAACAGAGATCGACGCCACTGACCCCGATGATGGTCATGCTTGGCTTGATGACGTAGACGACGATGCAATGGAAGAGGACTACAGAGATGATCTGCTATAAGGATAAGACCTTCTGTACTGCTGAGTGCGCCAACTACGAATGTGATCGTATGTACACTAAAGAAGTCGTAGCTAACGCAGCCAAGTGGTGGGGTAGTGATGAAGCACCCATTGCTGTCCGGGATATGTCTAACGATTGCTTCATGTTCATCATAAGGAAAGACGATGCGTGATATAGTTTACCTAGCCCTGATAACCCTAGCAGTCTTTGCTGTCTCTTTCCCTGAGAAGATAGGTGAGTGGCAAGCTAGACGGGACATCGCTTATGAGTTTGCTTGGGAGGAAACAGTACCATGATCACTGCTACATACATCGACCACATGGGGACGGACCTTACTGTAGCCAACGCAGCACGGGTATCCTTTGGTAAGAAGTCTGAGTTGGTTGAAGTAGATGGATACCTCACGCTGAAGGATGCTGATGTACGACTGATCAACTACCTCGCCACTGGTATGCAATCCAAAGACCTAGCTACATGGTTGGCACAGATGGTCAACTCCACTGACTACGACACGGTGATGGAAGCATACCAAGCACTAGAAGAAGCGGAGCCACACAAGTCACCCTTCGGTCACTGCTTCGCATCCTTCCACGTTAAGGCCCCTGTCTTTGTGGCACGACAACTGGTGAAGCATAAGTTCCTACGTTGGAATGAAGTCTCTCGTCGTTATGTTCAAAGTGAACCTGAGTTCTATGTACCTGAGGTGTGGCGTGGTAAGGCAGAAGACATTAAGCAGGGTTCAACTGGCGTAGTTAGCCTAACTGACATCGTGATGTATGAGAATGGTGGGATCATTGGGCCTTGGTATCTTGAGGAGGAGATGTGTGAACACTGGGATCGTTCCCTAGAACAATACAATCGACTGCTTAAGGCTGGTGTTGCACCCGAACAAGCACGTATGGTACTACCTCAATCTATGATGACTGAGTGGTGGTGGTCAGGATCACTTGACGCCTTCGCTGATATGTGTAACTTGCGTTGTAAGAAGGATGCACAGTACGAGTCTCGCCTAGTGGCAGATCAGATTGATGCTATCATGCTTGATCTTTATCCTGTATCATGGAGTGCGTTGAGAAATGGATGACCAGACGAAAGCCTTGGTGTTTTCAAATGCTGATGCGACACCAAAGAACATGACCATCTACACAACCAAGGAATGCGTCGAGGATATTATGATCATGTATGGTTCGCACTTATGTGGGGATAGATACACTGTGTCCTTTGATGGGCGTAACATTCCAATGGATCATAATGGGTGGCCGAAATGACTGACCTGATCAAGCGGCTAGGTTCTTCGTGCTATCTTGCTTTCGAGGATGGGACTAACGACTATTCCGCAGCTCAAGAAGCTATCGACCGCATCGAGCAGTTGGTGAAGGAACTTCAAGACACGGAAGACCGCGCCAACGCTTTTGCAACTAAGGAATACTACACAGAAATGCGGGCAGAACGGGCAGAAGCCAAGCTGGACAAGGCTGTGGAGGCGCTGCGTGAAATTGCATCTGAAGCGGTAGTGCCTGTGCATACTAAGAAGCTAGGCGGCATAAGCAACAAGAAGATGTATACGTCTTGGCGGGCTTTGGCTGTGAAGCGGATTGACCGCGCCCGCGCCGTGCTGGTTGAATTGGAGAAGTCATGAACAACAAAGAACTAAGTAACCGACTACAAGACTGTGGTGTAAGTGAGCCTTGTGTTCGTGCCTGTAGACTAGCCTCTGAGAGACTTGCGTTCTTAGACAGGGCAGAGTCTATTATCAACTGGTTCCTCCTAGACATGATTGCTTCAGGGTATGGGGATTGGCAGACTTGTAACCTTGCTCGTGAACTACTGAAAGATATGGAGAAGTCAAATGCCTAAAGGGTTTTGGTTCGTCATAGCAACCTTTGTCCTGTTACTTATCTTGGTTATATGGGGAGCAAGTGTTGAGATTGTAGAGTTCAAAACAGAGTGTCGTAGTCATGGGGGTACTCCTGTTATCTCTAGAGATACTTCTATATGCTATGCACCCGGAACAGTCATTAAAGTAGGGAGTTAAGGGTGAGTGAACATCCACACCAACCATGCCCATTCACAAGCTGTAAAAGCTCTGATGCTTTCTCTTGGAACGATGGTGGCTATGGTAGCTGTAAATCCTGTGGACAAAGCTATCCACCTAAGGGTATGAAGGGACTTAAAGATTGGGCATTAGAGGAGTACCCTGTGAAACAACAAGTCGATGTAAGGTCATTACCCGTATCAGGTATCACCTATGATGGTATCAGGGGGATCGACCCCGATGTGTGCAAGTTGTACAACATCCAACTACAGGTGGCTGACGATGGTACACCAGTACGCTATGCCTTTAAGCACAATGACAACATCAAGTATCGTGGCTATGATGAGAAGGTGTTCTGGCTTAAGGAGAAGGGCAAGGGTCTTGAGGATTTGTTTGGGCCTGAGTTCAACTCTGGTACGTCCAAGAAAATCTTTATCACTGAGGGTGAGTTCGATGCTGCATCCCTCTATCAAATCCTTGGCAAGACCTATCCAGTTGTATCTCTTCCCAGTGCCAGCATTGGTGAGAAGTTCGTCAAGAAGAACTACAAGTATCTATCCACCTTCCAAGAGATTGTCTATGCTGGTGAGCTAGATGATGCAGGTAAGAAAGCAGCGGAGCTAATCTATGCAGCATTCCCCAAGAACTTTTATTACGTACCCATGTCTCAGCACAAGGATGCTAACGAGTTCCTTATGGCAGGAGCGGGAGATACGCTTAAGTGGGCTGCTATTAAGCCCCAGCGGTACACACCCGACAACTTCTTCTGTTCAGATGAGGCTGTTGACCTTGCGATACGGACGGAAAACCCATACGAGTACGTTCCCACAGGACACTCAGGAATAGACGAGAAGTGCAGGGGTCTGGTCAAGGGTGGCCTTACCTTTATCAAAGCACCCCGTGGTATGGGTAAGACTGAGGTGGTTAGGTTCTTCGAGATGGCTATGCTACGTGATCCTGATGAACGCATTGCCCTACTCCACATGGAGGAGATGAAGTCTACAACCTACCGTGCTATGGCTACCTACGAACTTGGGATCAATGTACGTACAAAAGACGATGCACGAGATAACGGTATCGACGAAGAGGATGTTATCAAGGCTGCACAGAAGGCCACAGATGGCGAACGCACTATCATCTTTGAGATGCGGGTACATGATGACCCAATGAAGATACTTGAGTATGTACGCCTCGCCTCCTCAGTCTACGGTGCGGGTTACATCTTCATCGACCACGTACAACGTCTAGCCTACCTGTCTGCCGCTGGTGTAGATGGTGCTACCTCAACGCTCACATCTCTTGGCGCACAGATGGCACAGCTTGCTAAGGAACTGAACATTGGTGTGGTCTTTATCTCTCAGGTCAACGAGGATGGACGCACTAAGTATGCTGCTGCACTTGAGGAAGAAGCTATCATCTGTATTCAAATCTCTCGTGATGTAGAGAGTGAGGATGAGGTGGAGCAGAACACTACCTACTTCAAGGTTGACAAGAACAGACCCTTTGCTAAACTTGGCGATGCAGGTTCCCTCTACTATGAGGGTGAAACAACAATACTACGAGAGGGGTTCTAATGATTGTATTTGATGTGGAGACTGATGGGTTCCTTGATAAGGCCACCAAAATCCATGTCTTGTCCTACACCCGTGATGGTGTAACTTTCTCCAGCCTTCATGGCTATAATGATATGCGTGAGCTACTAGAGGATGCGACTATTCTTATTGGTCACAACATCCTACGCTTTGACATCCCTGTGCTAGAGAAAATCCTTGGCATTAAGATCAAAGCTAAACTCTACGACACACTACCCATGTCTTGGGTGATTAACCTAGATCGTCCGTCTCATGGCCTTGAGTCCTTCGGTGAAGACTTTGGTGTGCCTAAGCCTGTCATCACAGATTGGGAGGGGCTGACCAAAGAAGAGTATGCTCATCGTTGTGAGGAAGATGTGAAGATCAACTGGCTGCTATGGCAGAACCTAATCAAAAGGTACAAGTTGATCTATGGTAAAGAGAAGGAGACTATGGATAAGTTCTTCCAGTATCTTACCTTCAAGATGAAGTCTGCCTATCTAGCTGAGGAAGCTGGCTGGCGTATTGATCTTGACCTAGTGAAGAAGTCTATCGCTACACTAGAGAAGGCACAGGAAGAAAAGGTAGAGGAACTTAAGCAGGTCATGCCATCTGTGATCAAGTATGCTACCAAGTCTAAGCCTGAGAAGATGACCAAGAAGGACGGCACTCACACTGAGGCTGCACTTAAGTGGTTTAACCTCCTAGAAGCTAATGACCTTCCCCTATTCCACGAGGGTGAGGTACGTGTCGTTAAGAGTACAGAGCCACCTAATCCTAACTCCTCTGATCAGGTTAAGGATTGGCTATTCTCTATGGGGTGGGAACCCTGTACCTTTGACTACAAGAAGAACGAGGATGACACTGACCGTCTTGTACCTCAGGTTCGTAAGGATGGGGAGCTTACCCCTTCAGTCAAACTCTTGATTGAGAAGAACCCTGCGGTAGAAGTTCTTGATGGTCTTACTGTTATCCAACATCGAAAGGCTACCTTCGAGGGTATGCTTGAGTCACAGGTCAATGGTTACGTTAAGGCAGAGATCAGTGGTTTGACCAACACCCTGCGCTTCAAACACAAGAAGCCTTTGGTAAATTTACCCGGAGTAGATAAGCTGTGGGGTAAGGAGATCAGAGGTGCATTGATTGCTGATGAGGGTACGATCCTGTGTGGTGCAGACATGGTATCTCTTGAGGCTACCACCAAGCGTCACTTCATCTACCCATATGATCCTGAGTACGTGGAAGAGATGTCTGTTGAAGGCTTTGACGAACACCTTGACCTAGCTGTACGTGCTGGCTACATTACCTCAGATGACTACGACTTCTATACCAGATCAGATGAGGACACAGTGAATGACATCACTAGGTACAAGGCTATCAAGAAGGTTCGTAAGAAGTTCAAGCCTGTGAACTACAGCGCAGTCTATGGTGTAGGTAAGGCTAAACTGTCTAGGACTACGGGCATGACACAGGCAGAAGCTGGTGTGCTACTTGAGGCATACTGGGAACGTAACTGGGCAGTAAAGAAGTTTGCCAGCGAACAGAAGATCAAACCTGTAGCTGGTCAGATGTGGGTACTTAATCCTGTCAATGGTTTCTGGTACTCACTGCGGTATGAGAAGGATGCTTTCTCTACTCTTAACCAATCCACTGGTGCTTACTGCTTTGACCAATGGGTTGCACACTACCTGACCAAACGACCAAACATCATAGGTCAGTTTCATGACGAGTCGATCAACCGTATCCCAGTGGGCGAGGAGAAAGAACATGAGTCCGTACTCCGCTGGGCTATCCAAAAGGTTAATGAGAAGCTCAAGCTAAACATCAAGCTGGACATCGACGTTCAGTTTGGTATGAGATACTCTGACATTCACTAGGGAGTAAGGTATGAGAGAACTATATGACTATCTAGACAAGCTAGAAGTTTTACTGGAGGAAAGTCTAAATACGGATGTATACCTCAGCATCTTGTCTACAGGAAAAGAACCTCTAAAAATGTTCATTCGTTGTAGGATAGGGAATCACTCTTTTACCCACACCTATGATCCAGAGTATCCTGTATCATCTCTCACACATCGAATCACTAATGAGTTCCTTGTAAGGACTTAAACATAAGGAGTAAGACATGGAAAAGAAAACCGTAGGACTAAAGAAGATGACTAAGCCCAATAGCGTACCAATGCGTATGGCTAAGGGTGGCAAAGAACTGGTACGTGATACTTCTAAGCAAAGAAAATATCGTGTTCCCGGTGAGAAACCTGTTGCACAAGAATAAGAAACTCTGTTATACTTTTCTTTACAAAAGAAGGAGCCACACATGGCAAAAACTCGAATGGTTGTACTCAAAGGTCTGGCTAACTGGGCTAAAATCTTTGAACAAAATCGTGACCTCACTGGTTTCGACAATAGCTTGGCTGACAAGGGTGGTCAGTGTACCCTTGATCTTGATATAGATGCAAACAACCTAGCAAAACTACGACAGGCTGGTTGGAAACACGGTGGCGATCCAAGCCCAGACAATGCAGGTTACTTTCGGGTACGTCTGAAACGTAAGTGGCAAGAGAAGTATGGTGGTGGCGCACCAAAAGTCTTCAAGGAAGATGGAAGCCTTTGGGACTTTAACACTGACGGGGAAGTAGGCAATGGGTCTGTTGTCTCTGTCATCTTCCAAGTGTACGACACAAACTATAAGGGTGTGGTTGGTAGTCGACTTGAGGAAGTTAAGGTTGAGGAACACAAGGCATACACAAGTACTCGTATGACCTTTGGAAACCCTTCGACTATTGCAGAAGAAACCCCTGAGGTAGAAGCGCCCAAGCAGAAGGCAGCACCAAAGAAGGCAGTCTTAGAAGATGAGATTCCCTTTTGAGTAAGTCACTCGACACCCTAGTGAATGACATCTATAGGGTGCTTGAAGGGAAGGGTGAGTGGGACAAGGTAGTTACTGAGTTCCTCTCATCTGCCATCTCAAGCGTAGCAGAGGCTAGGTTTTCACAAGAACAAAAACCTCGGGACTACCTCAGCCTCTCTGCGATTGGCTCACCCTGCGACAGAAGACTCTGGTACAAACTAAACCAGAGTGATGATGCAGAGGCTGTTAGTCCTGAGATGCTGGGTACATTCTTCTACGGTGATCTACTTGAAGCATTAGTACTATCACTAGCTATGGCAGCAGGTCACACCGTAGAGTGTATGCAAGATGAGGTTGATGTCTTTGGTGTAACTGGTCACATGGATGCTGTCATTGATGGTATCACAGTAGATGTGAAGTCTGCATCCTCTTATGGGTTCCAGAAGTTTAAGAACCATAACCTAAGAGAGGATGATCCATTTGGCTACATCAGTCAGCTAAGTTCCTATGTTTATGCTGGTAAGGATAATCCAAAGGTTACGAATAAGACTGATGGTGCATTCCTAGTAGTAAAGAAAGATAGGTTCGAACTCTGCTTAGATCGTTATGATTTCACAGAGGAGATCAAAAACAAGGAGGCAGAGATTGAACGTGTTAAGACAGTTGTTGCTGGAAGTATCCCTGAGGGTAGACTACCTACTGTTCCTCAGTCTAAGTCTTCTCCTAACACGCAGCTATCAAGTACGTGCGGCTACTGTGACTTTCGTAAGGTTTGTTGGCCTGAGGCAAGAACTTTTCTATACAGCACCGGACCAGCTTACTTGGTTGATGTCGTTAATGAACCTCGCGTGACGGAGTTGATTGATTGACAAGAGCAGCCAAGGCAAAGGGTAGACTAGGGCAGCAGGAGATTAGGGATAAAATCCTAGAAACCTTTCCTGATCTAGAACCTGATGATGTGAAGTCTACAACAATGGGTGATGGGGGAGAGGACATACAGCTTTCCCCCGCTGCCCGCAAGAAGATGCCAATTAGTATCGAAGTGAAGAGACGAAAGTCTGGCATGAAGATGCAGTATGATTGGTTGGCACAGGCTAAACGACATGGTAAGGGTGAACCTACACTATTCTTTAGAGCAGATCGTTCTGAATGGATTGTAATGGTTGGCCTCGAACACTACATGGAACTCTTAAAGAAGTGGAAACAAGATGCTTAAGTGGCTAAAGAGTTGGCTACCTGCACCGAAACCTGAACCCCTGTTTCAAATCTGGTGCATCCTAGAAGGCCCTATCAGTGTTGATGATATGCCAGAAGATGAAGTACCAGAGTCTGCAACAGATACCTCTGTCTACATGGTACTTAAAGTTGCTGACAATACTCGTGTCTTTGATGCAGAGTTTTGGTTCGACAGTTATGAGGATGCCTATGCTATTGTAAAACACTTCAACAGCAGCATCGCACCTATCAACCTTAACATTAAGGAGTACGAACTTGTCAAATAAGAAAACAGTAGTCGTCTTCTCATGTGCCCATGCTGATCCTGAGACAACCAATGAACGCTTTAATGCACTAGGTCAGTTCCTGTATGACATCAAGCCCGACATGGTGATTGACCTTGGTGATGGCGCAGACATGAGGTCATTGAATAGCTATGATGATAGATACCCTAAGGCACTTGCTGTCCAGAGTTACGAAGAGGATGTTGTATCTTACAACAAAGCTCAAGAGTCTCTACGTAAGCTCTTCCGTATGCAGAAGAAGAAGCGCCCGTATTGGGTTGGCTTTGAAGGGAACCACGAGAATCGTATTAAGAAGTACATCGCTCTTAACCCCAGAACTGAGGGAGAAAAGTACGGGGTATCCTTTAGCCATCTTCAAACAGATCACTGGTTCGATGACTATCATCCCTACGAAAACTCAGGACCAGCCATTGCCACGTATGACGGTGTTGCGTATGCTCACTACTTCACTTCTGGTAATAGTCCCACTGCTACTGGTGGTATCCATCATGCTCATACTGTGATCCAAAACCTTAGCTGTTCTGCCACCTGTGGACACTCTCACAAGCGTGACATTGCATTTAAGGATGGTGCCCTACCCTATGGTAACATTGGCCTCGTAGTGGGCTGCTACAAGGGCGGAGAGGAACACTGGGCTGGTCAGGCTAACAAGGGCTGGTGGCATGGTGTAGTGGTGAAGCGAGAGCTTGCTAATGGTATGTACGAACCAGAGTTTGTTTCTCTTGCACAGATCATGAAGAACTATGCAGCATGAAGTACGAAATTACTATCCTTGTTGAAGTAGATCAAGATGCAGACTATGCTGGCACAGACGATGAGATGACCAATGTGTATGAGCTAGTAGAGTCTGCCATCTGTGACATCGACGATCTGAAACTAATCAACCTAGAAGTCTTGGAGACGTAACATGGCTAAGTGGAAAGTAGAAAGCGAATACTCACGATCACCCAGTGACATGGTGAAGGAGTTCATGAGTATCACAGAACAGGTAGTAGACCCGGTACTATACGAAGGGCTTATCGTAGAAGAGTTCAGAGAGTGGCAAAAGGAACTTCAGTGTACAGCTACAGACTTAAAAGAGTTAGCAGACCTAGTGTATGTGTGCTATGGTTATGCTGAGGCTTGTGGCTATGACCTTGATGAAGCACTGGTTCGAGTACACCAGAACAATGTAGGTCGTTGTATCCAACCTGATGGTACAGTTAAACGACGAGAGGATGGTAAGATTATGAAGAACCCTGACTACCCCAAGGTACAACTAGAGGATTTAATCTGATGCAATACTTCATTCCCATGTTGACAATTCTCTTCATTGGACTAAAACTTACTGCCCTCATTACGTGGCCTTGGTATGTTGTACTGAGTCCATTGTATATCGGGTTCACTATCCTCGTGCTCTTCTTGCTGATAGCTGCAGTGGTTATGAACAAATGAACGTACAAGACCTGATCAATAAGCTAGAGAAGATCAGGGACAAGGAGAAGCCAGTGGTCCTATCTGCATGGTCCATTGGCGACCCCTTCCGTACCCACAAAGAACTAGAGACGAATATGCTGGTAGACCAGCCACACAAACTTAACATCCTTACGGAGTGATAATGAATAACTATTTACCTACTGACTCTATCTACTATGTGTATACACATACCGATCCAAGGAGCAAAGAACTAATATACATTGGTCATGGGGCTAGGGGTCGAGCATGGATACACGGTAGCAAACTAACTGCCTTACGTAGCCAAGAACACTTGGATCACCTAGAGGATATGATCCAATCGGGTTACCTTCCCTATAGTTGGGTGAGTATACTTCACAAAGATTTGACTAAAGGTGATGCTTGTAAAGAAGAACAAAGACTTATACGTGAAAAGAAACCTCGGTACAATCTCCCTCAGGGAAAACACTTACTAAAGCTAACACCAGAACAGTTTGAACTTTGTAAGGTTATGCGGGAAGAGGGGTTATTCTACCATGACATTGCAAAAGAAGTTGGCGTAAGCACTATGACTATCTACCGTGCTTTGAACGGTCAGACTAAAAACATTGGGGAAGACTATGCAGAATAATTACCTACCTACTGACTACTCCGCCTTCATCCACACATCAAGGTATGCACGTTGGCTTGATGAAGAGAACCGTCGAGAGACTTGGACGGAGACTGTTGGTCGCTACATGGAGAATGTAGTAGTCAAGAAGACACGGGACGAGATCATCGTAGGTGACATTGAAGAGGCTATCCTTAGCCTTAACATCATGCCTTCTATGCGGGCACTGATGACTGCTGGTCCTGCTATGGAGCGTGACAACACCTCTGGCTACAACTGCGCCTACCTTGCAGTAGATGATCCCAAGTCTTTCGATGAGGCTATGTTCATCCTGCTGTGTGGTACAGGTGTTGGCTTCTCCGTTGAACGCCAGTACGTCAACAAGTTACCCGAAGTCCCTGAGAAAATGTTCACCTCTAGCGACACCATTGTTGTGCATGATAGCAAAGAGGGTTGGGCTAAGGCACTGCGTAAGGTCATCGCCATGCTGTACGCAGGTGAGATTCCTAAGTGGGATGTCTCTAAGGTACGTCCTGCGGGTGCTAAGCTTAAGACCTTTGGTGGTCGTGCCTCTGGTCCTGAACCATTGGTTGAACTGTTCAACTTTACTATTGCCCTATTCAGGTCCGCAGCGGGGCGTAAACTGACACCTATTGAGTGCCATGACTTGCTGTGTAAGGTTGGTGAGGTAGTTGTTGTAGGTGGGGTACGGCGTTCTGCTATGATCTCCCTATCTGACCTTGATGATAAGGGTCTGTTTCTGGCAAAGTCCTCTGACTTTATTGTAGATGAGTACAATCTTGTGTCTGAGGATGAAACCTCTTGGACCTACGCTATCACCATGAAGAAGAATCTTGCAGTAAGACCTACCTACAAGATCAAACTGCGTAAGGATAAAAATGAGTGGGACAAGACCCGCCTAGAGTTGGAGAAGAAGATTGGCTGGTGGGTTATCGAACCCCAACGTGCCCTATCTAATAACTCCGTGGCATACACTGAGAAGCCTGACATGGAAACCTTCATGCGTGAGTGGTTGTCGTTAGTCGAGAGCAAGAGTGGTGAACGTGGTATCTTCTCTCGTCCTGCTTCTAAGAAACAAGCAGCTAAGAATGGACGACGAGATGCTAACCATGACTTTGGAACTAACCCGTGCAGTGAAATCATTCTTCGTCCATATCAATTCTGTAACCTCACAGAGGTCGTGGTCAGAGCTACGGATACACTTAAGGACTTGGAGGAAAAAGTAAGACTAGCTACCATCCTTGGTACTATCCAATCTACCTTCACCTACTTCCCCTATCTGCGTAAGGTATGGCAGAAGAACACTGAGGAAGAACGTCTACTTGGTGTATCACTCACTGGTATCATGGATAACGAAGCCTTGTCTGGTGGTATGGATAAGGATGCTGGTCTTGCATACTTGTTCTCTGGTGATGAAGAAATGAGTGTAGCCCTTGCACTAGGACATCTTAAGGAGATTGCTGTTGCTACTAACGCTGAATGGGCTGATCGTCTTGGTATCCCTGCCTCTACTGCTATTACTTGCGTCAAACCTTCTGGGACGGTTAGCCAACTGGTTGATTCTGCTAGTGGTATTCACGCTCGTCACTCAAACTACTACATTCGAACTGTTCGCGGAGACAATAAAGACCCTCTGACGAAGTTCATGAAGGATCAAGGTATCCCTTCTGAGCCGGATGTAATGAAGCCTGATGCTACCACAGTGTTTAGCTTCCCACAAAGATCACCTGTAGGTGCTATCACCCGTAATGATATGTCTGCCATTGATCAACTTAAACTGTGGATGACCTATCAAAGACACTGGTGCGAACACAAACCTTCTGTTACTATTACCGTCAAAGACGACGAGTGGATGGAGGTTGGTGCTTGGGTCTACAAGAACTTCGATGAAGTCTCTGGTGTATCCTTCCTACCGCACTCTGACCATACGTATCAGCAAGCACCGTACCAAGAGTGTTCTGAACGCGAGTATCTTGATGCACTTGTTCTGATGCCTGAGCGTATTGATTGGGCACGACTGAGTGAGTACGAGACTGAGGATACTTCTAAAGGTACAAGTACGTTTGCTTGCACTGGAGGGAGCTGTGAGATCGTTGACCTAGTATAAGGTGATACAATGTTCTATATCATGACTAAAGAGAACTGCCAGTGGTGTGACAAGGCTAAGTTCCTGCTAGAAAAGAAGGGTGCCCCTTACGGGGCATTCAACTACCGCACTCATCCACTCTTCCCATTCCTTCTTAAGAGTGCAGGTCTGAGTACAGTACCTCAGATTTGGGTGGAGACACCAGATGGTAAGAGGCATATCGGTGGGTATGAAGACCTTGTAACCTACTTTGAATATCAAGAGAATGAAATGAAATGATTGAATCCCCAAAGTCTAAACGGGCAACTAGGTACAAGGGTGCAGAAGAGGAGGCAGCAGCAAGGACTGTCTCTCTGAAAGCCCTAAACGACAAACAGAAGGACTACATCAAGGCTCTCACTGCCTTCGATCAGGTCATTGTCTGTGGCTTCTCTGGTACAGGTAAGACTTACATTGCGGCTACTTATGCAGCCAATATGCTTGCCAACAAAGAGATTGGAAAGATTGTTCTAACCCGTCCTAACATCGCTGTTGGTAAGGAGCTAGGCTTCTTCCCCGGTACACTAGAGGAGAAGTTTGCACCTTGGGCTGCACCAGTGCTTGATGTCCTCAACGATCAGTTGGGCAAGGGTGTAGTAGAGACAGGCATCAAGAATGGAAACATTGAGATGGCTCCCCTGTCTACTATGCGTGGTCGTTCCTTTAAGGACTCCTTCATTATCCTTGATGAAGCACAGAACACCACTGTTGCAGAAATGAAGATGTTCTTGACACGTATCGGAAAAGAGTGTAAGGTTGTAATCAATGGGGACATTAAGCAGTCTGATATTTCTATGCAGTCTGGTCTATCAAAGATCATGCACCTAGCAAAGAAGCATAACCTGCCTGTACCTATCATTGAGTTCGGAGTGGATGACATCGTTCGTAGCGACATCTGTAAACAGTGGATCATTGCCTTTGAGGGAGAAGGTCTATGAGCGATATGGTTAATAGCCCTACACACTATGCTGGTCAGGGGAAGATTGAGTGTATTGAATACATTGAAGACCACCTCTCACAAGAAGAGTACATTGGTTATCTCCGTGGTAACATCGCTAAGTACAACCACCGATGGCGATACAAGGGTGGACTACAGGACTTGAAGAAAGCTCAGTGGTATCATAACCGCCTTATCACATTTATGGAGAAACTAGATGAACGCATTTGAACAAGGATACCAAGACTTTGGAAAAGGACAAGTCTCAAACCCGTACAACATTAACACCCCGAAACACCGAGATTGGGAATTTGGGTTTAACAAAGCATACTATCGAAACCTTGAACGGGTTAGAGAAAACGAAGCTCGAAGAGGAGGCCAAGCAGTTCAAAGCAAAGAAGCGGCCTAGTGGACCGCCAAAACCTATGACATCTCGTGTCTACTATATCGGGATGGCAATGAACGCTCTACTGTCCAAGTCACATGGGTTGGTGAGGAAAGAAGAGATTAAGAGAGAAGCCGAAGAATGGGCCGATTTCATGCTTGAAGACTAAACTAAAAGGGGGCCTCGCGGCCCCCAATCTTTTTGTATTATCTATACTTTGAGGTCTTAGCTGCGATACTCTTGGGTTGCTTAACGAACTGCTTACCCGCTTTAGTACCTTCTTTCTTAGCTTTAGTGGTAGCTGCATACTCAGCAGAGGTAAGGGACTCTCTGGCTTTCTTAGGGAGGTATCTCTCACCCGTAGCCTTTGGACCTTGAGTAGAGTTCTTACCACTCTTAGTCCCCCAATCTTCTTTAGTCCACTTCGTCATAGACTTTTGGGCAGAGGTCTTTTCCCCTGTGTAGTCGCCACCCTTATCCTTGTAAATCTTACCAGCAAGTTGCATAGCACGGGCAGAATGTTTCCCACCCATCTTAGCCTTGGCTTCCGCCTTAGACTTTTCCCATAGCTTCTCGTTAGTACGACCCATGTTACTTCTTCTTCTTCATCTTGCCAGCTTGGCTCAGTGCAATAGCAATAGCTTGCTTTGGGTTCTTGACGACCATAGCCTTCTTCGGACCCTTGGGATCAATACCCCCATGCAGCTTACCTGCCTTGAACTCACCCATCACCTTAGCGATCTTAGTTGCCTGTGCTTTAGTTTGTTTAGCCATGTTTTTATACCTATTCTACAAGAATTTCTTCATAGTTTTTGGAGAGGAAGATCAACATTTTTAACTTATCTAAGCCACCATCTTCTTTAGTGAGGTCTAGAGGATCACCTTCAATACCTAAGTAGTCCATAGTTCTCTTTACATCTTTTTTATTCAGTTTTGCCAAGTCTTTTTTAAGGCTGATCACATCTCCCAACTCACTAAAGCTGTACTCAAGGACTTGGTTTGCAATGGTGCTAGAGACATCTGTGACTTCTTTTACTCTTTTCTCCCTGCTTGCTAAGGGTAATTTGAAGAAGTTAGGTTCCTCCTCCAACATCTTTTCTGCTTGAGCGTTTATGATAGGCCCAATAATGCCATCCATAAAGTTCTTTACTTGGTCGTCTCCACCCCACTTAATAGCTTGCCAAGGTGCCTTACCTACAGATGCAAGGATTCTCTCAATGCTATTGGGTGCAGCTACTGACCTGTTACCACCAAGAGTTTTACCGGGATCAAGGGCAGGTAATTCATAACCACGAGTGGCTGTCGCCTGTGCAGGTGCTTCAAAACCTCCAAAGACTTGATCGACATACCTAAAAGACTGAGCTAGGAATTTGCTACTTGCTTGCTTCCTATCAATCTGTCTGTAGTCGTCTGACATAAAGATAGCTGCCTGATTCAGGGGATCAAGTGGTCGCATGGTACCAGAGATAATCCTAGAACCCAGTGTTGAAAGTACAGTGAGTCCACTCCTAATAGAATCGTCTATCTCCCCACCAACAACTGAACCAACAAACTCGTACACTTGTCTGGCAGCATCATCTAGTTGTCTAAATGTTTGCCCACCAAGAACATTCCAAATCTCTTCTCTTAGGGGGGCAGGAACTTCTCCATCTTTTACTGCATGAGCAGCAGCCTGAGCAACAATTCTCAAGTAAGACACAGGGAAGTCATAGGTGTAGTCTGCGATAGACCCATCATCCCTTTCAGATTGGTTCCAAGTCAAACCCTTTTCAACTTTATCAAGAGCTTCTGGGAGGTAGTATGCAGTCACGGCACCCCAACCAACAAGACCCTTAGCAATAAGCTCTGCACCCTCTTCTTCTGCAAAATCAAATTTGTAGTTTGTAATACCTAAAGCATTTGCACTTTTTGCAGTGAGGTGTTTAACAGCATTGAACCCTGCATAATCTGCCAAAGTAGCAAGCGCAGTGTTCATAAACGAACCAAATGGGACTGCATAACCACCTATGGGGCTACGAGATACAGCCTCAAGAGCTTTTGCAGCAGACAAGAAAACACCTCTACCCTGTTTCTGTGACCAGTTCTTAGAGGCAGTCTCTCTGAGAGTACGGTTAAGTGCCCAAGAGTCTACATTGTTTTTAAAACGGGGGCTAAACATCTCGACATAAGCGTCCGCCCTTGACATAAACTCGTTGAAGTTCTGTCCATATTCTCTGATAATGCCTTGTTCCAGTGCGCTATGGAAAGACAGCAACTTGGTAAACTCATCCTGAAGTCTCACCCCATAGATAGTTTGGGCAGCATTCACAAGGGGTTCAGTTACGTATGTTGCACCCTTACCAACAGCGGTGTTGGGGTCAATGTTGAAATGCTTAAGAACATTTCCAGCCTCTGTCCCACCAGATGACGTAGATAACATCTTCTCGTACAAATCAGGCTTCAACAAAAGGTAGTTTTCTGCTGACTCAACCGTGTCGTTGAACTTCAAGAGGTTGTACCCACGCTTGATGTTCCCAAGGATAGAACTCTTAGAGGCATTCAAAGCTGCTTCATACGCACCCTTGTTACCTGCAAGTTTATAGAAGCTGGCTTCACCT